GACAGGCACAATAGCAGCCCTACAGGATAGACGTATATCCATGGACGTATGTAAACGATATGGCGTCACAGTAGAACATGACGCCTCGGGGGTGATTAATAAACACCACTATCCATACCATAGTCTAACGGATAGAACTAAAGTCGTAGGCACTAAGGTGCGAGGTGTCAAAGATAAACAATTCTACAGTACGGGAGACCTAACACAAGCAGGTCTATTTGGTCAACAGATATTTGCGGAGGGAGGTAAATACATAACCATAACAGAAGGCGAGATAGACGCCATGGCTGTTAACGAGATGTTTGACGGTAAATGGCCAGCAGTGTCTATCAGGTCAGGAGCAGCGGCAGCAGCCAAGGACATTAAAGCCTCGCTAGAATACCTAGAGACTTTTGATAATGTTATCATATGTTTTGATTCAGACGAGGCAGGTATAAAGGCCTCAGAAGCTGTTCTACCGCTCTTTAGCCCTCGTAAGGCTAAGGTATGTACCCTGCCTCTAAAAGACGCTGGTGATATGCTCAAGGCCAATAAGGTACGAGAGTTTACCCGATGCTGGTGGGATGCTAAGGCGTTTAAGCCTGAGGGTGTGGTAAGTTTAGGTGATGAATCAGTATGGGATAAGTTTCTAAAGCGTGGTACAGAAGAGGTAACACCGCTACCTGCTAGCTTTGGTTCACTTAATGCCATGATGAATGGAGGTATAGCAGCAGGTGAAGTAACAGTCATTGGTGCCTTGACAAGTATTGGTAAGTCTACTATGGTGTACAACCTAGTACACGGTATGTACGTTGAGAGTTCTAAAAAGATTGGTTGTGTGTTCCTAGAGGCTGACGTAGGTGAGACAGTGGAGAAGCTTCTATCTGTCTATATGGGAACCAATATAAGCGACATAGAACAGAAGGACAGGGATTACAATCTGTACCATGAGAAGTACAACGAGCTGGCCCAGAGTGATAAACTACATATACTGGATCACCAAGGCGCTCTAGAAGCTGATGAACTATTCGCTAAGATGCAGTACTTGGTTAAAGGTTTAGACTGTGATATAATTATCTTAGATCCGCTACAGGCAGCCGTGACTTCTAATGACAATGGTGTCATTGATGGGTTCATGGATAAATGTCTAAAGCTTGCAAAGAATACTGGAGTAAGTATTATCATTGTTAGTCATATGCGTAAGCCTAATGCTAAGAATGCACATGACGTAGGTGAGTATGATTTGAAAGGCTCAGGTTCAATCAACCAAATAGCCTTCAACACTATCCTACTGAGTCGTGATAAGATGTCTGATGATGATTACGCACGTAACTGTACTCAGGTGCAACTAGTTAAGTGTAGACGTACAGGACGTACAGGGGTAGCTGGCTGGCTCTATTATGAGAACAACACCAGCCGTTTAGTAGCTACTCAGGCACCTGAAATTAAGAAGGCTAATGATATAGAGGACTTTTAAATATGTATGCAGAAGAGTTGCTAACAGTAGGTTTAAGTGCTATAATAATTATATACTTCATGGGAGGTAGCTAAGGGATGATAAGTGCAGCGGTCTTATGCATGGCTATGAACCTCTACCACGAGGCCAGAGGTGAGCCTTTAGCAGGCCAGTACGCAGTAGGGCAGAGCGTTATTAATCGTGTGAGGGACAAGAGGTATCCCAATACAGTTTGTGAGGTAGTACATCAGGCCAAGTACCGAGGGTGGGATCAGGTAAACCCCATACGTAACCAATGTCAATATAGTTGGTACTGTGACGGTAAACCTGACAACCCACAAAATGGTAAGGCTATGCTGGAGGCTACCATACTGGCCCAGTACATATTAGCCTCTACGGTAATAGACATTACAGAAGGTGCCACACATTACCATGCGTCATATGTACACCCATATTGGGCAGACCATATGACGACCACGGTACAGATAGGTACACATATATTTTATAGATAATAGGAGCAAGTAACATGAGATTGATATTCGACATAGAAACAGACGGCCTTAAGCCTACAGTAGTTTGGGTTATCGTTACTAAGGATATTGATACTCAAGAAGTCAAGACTTTTTATAAACCATTTGATACTTTTAATGAATACATAAGCAAAGCTGAGGAGGTGATAGGGCACAACATCATTGGTTATGATATACCAGTGTGTGAGAGGCTACTGGGTACTACGTTTGACCATTGTAAGGTCACAGATACTCTGGTACTATCCAGATTAGCCAACCCACAAAGAGAAGCACACAGCCTAGATTACTGGGGAGGAGTATTAGGGAATGCAAAAGGTACTTATTCGGATTGGTCACAGCTTACTCCAGAGATGGTGGTATACTGTAAGCAAGACGTTGATGTTAATGAACAAGTATACGAACGATTGCTATATGAGCTTGCTGATTTTGGAAGCGAAAGCTTACTTCTTGAGCATAAAGTACAGCATATCATCCAAAAGCAAATCAGGAACGGGTGGCTCTTAGATGAACCTAAGGCCCATGACCTTGTAGCAGAACTAAAGGAAAAACAATATGATCTTGAAGAAAACGTACAAAAAGTATTCATACCGCTGCCAACATTTATCAAAGAAGTTACACCAAAAGTTAAAAAAGATGGTACGATAAGTGTAGTAGGTTTAAAGTTTCTAGGTGAACGCTGGACAACAGTCGGTGGCCCCTTCAGTCGTATTGATTGGCCGGTGTTCAACCTAGGCTCTAGGAGGCAGATAGGGAGATACCTACAGCACTTTGGGTGGAAGCCTAAAGTATTTACAGAAACAGGACAGGCCATTGTGTCTGAGGACGTACTCAAGGACGTTAAAGGTATCCCTGAGGCTGAACTGATAGCATCCTACCTACTGGTACAGAAGCGTATAGCTCAGGTACGAAGTTGGCTAGAGGCTGTTGACGAAGACACTGGGAGGGTACATGGGTACGTTAACACTAATGGTGCGGTTACTGGACGTATGACACACAGTAAGCCTAATTGTGCTCAGGTGCCCTCCTCCAGTAGTCTATATGGTCCTGAGTGCAGGGCTTGCTGGATTGTACCAGAGGATTATAAGCTTGTAGGTATCGACGCTTCTGGTTTAGAATTGCGAATGTTAGCCCACTTCATGAATGATCCTGAGTACACGAAAGAGATACTGGAGGGTGATATTCATACGGCTAACCAGAAAGCTGCTGGATTAGCAAATCGTAATTTAGCAAAGACTTTCATATACGCTTATTTGTACGGCGCAGGTGACGAGAAAATAGGCTCTATCGCTGGTGGCGGTAGGAACATGGGGCGTAAGCTTAAGGCTAAGTTCCTTAAGGGTACACCAGCACTGGCGGTACTTAAGGAAAATGTATCAATAGCAGCAGGAAAAGGTTACCTCAGGGGCTTGGATAAAAGAAAAGTATTTGTTAGATCAGAGCACTCAGCTTTAAATACACTTTTACAGTCAGCAGGGGCATTAGTTATGAAACAAGCCTTGATTATTCTTGATGAATATGCTATACTATGGGGTATAGACTATAAGTTTGTAGGTAATATCCATGATGAATTTCAGGTGGAGGTACGAGCGGATCAAGCAGAACGTTTCGGACAGTTAGCCTGCAGTTGTATTGAGGCCGCAGGGCTTGCCTTTAAGCTTAAATGCCCACTAGCTGGTGATTTTAACGTAGGAGATAGTTGGGCTGAGACCCATTAGGGGGAGTTATGAATGCAGCAATGGAATTAACAAAAAAACAAATCAGTAACGCAAAGTATAATCCTAGGAATAACGCAAGAAATAATCCTAGGAATAACCCTCAACGTATGTTTGTCAACGGTAAGTACGTACCTAAAAACCATCCCATGTGGAAAGCCGGAACCTATAGGACATTTAATGACGCAGCCTTTAGTTCCTTTACTAATTACGCTTCCTCAACCAAAGGTGATGTGTACATTATCACTAACAAGGCGTGGCCTGAGTGGGTTAAGATAGGTAAAGCTGTTGATGCTACAGATCGTCTTAAGAGTTACCAGACAAGTGACCCATTTAGAGCTTATGAGTTACATCATAGTGTCACTAAGGATAACAGACACACAGCAGAGGTAGAGGCGCACAAGGCACTTGAGGTCTTAAGTAAAGACAGGAAGAATGAGTGGTTTAAAGTAGACTTAGAGACAGCAGTAAGTTGTATAGGAGGTAACATATGAAACATAATAAAGGCAAGCCATTTGACATCTGTTTTGTTGATGCTGATAGTTTGATATATCGTATCGCACTTAAGACTGATATAGACTTAAGCACAGCCAAGGAATACTACGATAAAGCCATAGAGGATATTGAGTGGAACACCTGCAGCACAGTGACTAAGGTAGCACTAAAGGGCGTAGGTAACTTCCGCTATGCTATAGCAGAGGATTACAAAGGCCAACGTAAAGTTAAAGAACAAGAGGAAGACCCTAATCCTGCGTTGACAGAGAGGCGTAAAGAGCTGAATGAGTATGCTTATAGCCTAGGGCACTTTGCTAGTGATAACTGTGAAGCAGACGATGTAGTATCTATATGGGCGCAGGAGGCTTTAGACGCTGGTGTAAACTATGTCATAGCACATATAGACAAAGACATTGACATGGTGGAAGGCTGGCATTACAACTTCACCAAAGAAACTTTGTACTACATTGATGCAGAGGAAGGTTGGTACAGGATGTGCATACAGATGCTTACGGGTGATTCTACGGACAACATACAAGGTCTTAAGGGTATTGGGCCTAAGAAAGCAGAGAAGCTACTGGCTGATGTTGCTAAGGCTGATATGCTGGCTAAAGTACAGGAGGCATGGCAAAAGGCTCACCCTGATGATTGGCACGACAGACTAGAGGTGTGTTGGAACCTAATCTATATGCGTAGGAACTGGAACGGCTTTAGACGTATGAAACTTGAGGAGGTCTTTGGAAATGAATAAAACTACTGTACATAATCTACTTAATGAGCTTGATGATCTATCTCGGTATTGTATTGAACGTGCTATGGATCGAGATTATGGGGATGAGTATGAATATCACTCTGATGGTCAGCAAGAGTACATGGACAAGCACAAGGAAATTAGTAAACTCATTGGAGGGCAATATGGTACTAATGATACGTGTGTTTATAGCGGCATAATGGTTATTCTCGACATTGCTAGAGAAGCTCAGATGTGGCAACAGTACGCCATGTGGTTAGAAAATGAGTTAGAAAACGAAAGAGATGAGTATGGAGTGAATTACTTTCATACGTTCGATGAGTGGTACGAGAAGCATCACAAGTGGGACAAGGTGAAGTGAGAAGATGACAGCTAAGATAAAGTTCAGATCAGGGCTCGAAAGTGCATTCAGTGACGCTGTAGGCACTAAAGACTTTCTTTATGAGCCTTACAGGATACCTTACATTATAAATAAGAAATACATACCTGACTTCATATGTGAACGTACAGGTGCCATGATAGAATGTAAAGGATTCTTTAGGGTTGGTGATACACAGAAGTATAAAGCTATTAGGGACGAGATTGATCGACCATTGATCTTCCTGTTCTCTGATTCAACTAAGAAGTTACGTAAAGGTTCTAAGATGACATTAGGGCAGTGGTGTGAGAAAGAAGGTTTAGCTCACTTCACCTTACGTACCGTAGATAAGTTACTGGAGCATTTGAAATGTCTAGCACCTTTGAAGAATTAAAAGAGAAAGTACTCAAAGAGTTTGATGTTGACTTACTGTGTGAGCTTATGAAGATTGACAGTGAACAGTTACTTGACCGCTTTGAGGATTTATTCATGAAGAACATGGAGCTATTTGAAGATGACGAATAATGCCTTGGACATACAAGTAGGTGGTGAGCATTACAATACACTGGGTATTCAACCTATAGAGTATATTGTAAGCAATAACACACCTTATTGTGAGGCCAACGTGATTAAGTATGTATCCCGCTGGCGAAGCAAGAATGGCCTAGAGGACTTACTTAAAGCTAAACACTATATTGACCTACTTATAGAATTAGAAGACTTACACGAGGGGAACCGATAATGCAGCTAATAGAGATGCTTAAGAAGCATGAGGGTGTTGAGACTCATGCGTATGTAGACACGGTAGGTAAGACGACCATAGGTGTAGGGCGTAATATAGACGCTGCAGACGGCCTAGGGCTCTCTGAGAAGGAGATTGATTACCTACTGCATAATGACATTGACAGGGTAGAGAATGAGCTTCTAAAGAGCTTACCTTGGGTTTCTAACCTAAACCCTGACCGTTTTGATGCTTTGGTTGACATATGCTTTAACTTAGGTTTACCGCGGTTCCTTAAGTTTCAAAAGGCCTTGAATGCTCTAATGACACATAACTATGAACTGGCAGCTATTGAGTTCTTAGATAGCCGTTGGGCTAAACAGGTAGGTGATCGGGCTATTGAGTTAGCTGAGATGATTAGAACAGGTGTTTACCAAGAGGATTACAAGCATGATAGTTAAATTATATACAGGTTCAAACTGTCCAGCGTGCGTCACACTCAAGGGACGTTTAGAAGGCCTAGGTATTAGTAGCTACAAATATGAAGAGGCTAACGTTAATGTACCAGCGAATCGTGAGGAGGTTATTAAGCTAGGATTCCGAGGTGTTCCCTTGTTGGTACGTTATGATATTGATGGGGAGGTTGTAGGTGCTCTAATGGGAGCCACTAAAGCGGATAGTGCTTACACTGATATCTTTAAAGGCGCGTGGGAGAGTCCTCATGTTATTCATGAACCACTTTAAAATGATTATGGAGGGTTTTGACTGTGACCTTAACACAGCTATTCAACTATATCAACGCGGTACTGTCTGGGAGGACTAAATGAAGGCTGAATACATAAGTCATATGGGTGACGACCTGACTGTAGTGAATGCAGCGAGAGTATCATTTGATAAGGAGAGCGCAGAGGTTAGTTACAGTGACACAAAACTAATCAAGTACCTAGCATCTCATGGTCACTGGACACCATTCAGTCACCCTCAGATCACCATGCGCTATACAGTGCCTATCTTTGTAGCTCGACAGGAGTTTAAACATATCGTAGGCTTCACACGTAACGAAGTGAGTCGTAGGTATGTAGATGATATGCCTGAGTTCTATATGCCAGAGGTGTGGCGTAGTCGGCCAGAGGGTAGCGTCAAGCAGGGTAGCGGTAGTAGTGTTAGTGAAGAAGATAATGCACAGATTAAACGTCATTATGAAGGCCAAATGCGTGAGTGTTTAGTCGCTTATACCAACCTTCTAAATAGGGGAGTAGCACCCGAACAAGCCCGTATGGTCTTACCACAGTCGATGTACACAAGCTACTACGTCACTGGCTCACTTGCAGCCTTTGCTCGTATGGTCAAGCAACGTACTGACCCTCATGCTCAGGTAGAGATTCAGGAGTTAGCCAAGGTGGTTGATAAGGTGATTAGACCGCTATTCCCCGTATCTTTTGCGGCGTTAGTGAATCCTTAAAGTGATCTAAAGTGTAGGAGAATGAAAATGAGCAGAACAAAGAGAAAAGCCAAGACAGGAGCTAAGGCAGTATCAAGTAACTGTAGGAACCACGGAAGTTGTGACTACTGTAAAGGAAACAAGATGCACAGGCATTCTAAGAAACTAGTTAATGATAACGAGGAAGTAACATATTATGATGAACCTTAAATTGAAAGATTGTCAAATGGAACAGATCACCGTAACGTACTTAGATGGACTACACCATGATCTTAAAGAAGAACTTAAGGCTCATGATGCTGACCCGTACTTAAGTGCTCAAGAGGCACAGGACGTAATGTATACCTTGATTTCTATTGAAGTTGTAATGAAAGACCTTATGTTCATGGATGCTTATATAGACTGGAAGATGGAAAACGGAGTAGACCTGTGATGAATGCACCAACTAACGTTAGTAGCGTATATGAAGATTACATTCACAAATCACGTTATGCTCGATACCTGCCTCAAGAACAACGTAGAGAGACATGGGGCGAGACAGTTTCCCGTTACCTAGACTACTTTAAAGGACAAGGTAAGCTGGATGACAGTACATATGACGAGCTATACACTGCTATCTATGACAAAGAAGTGATGCCCTCTATGCGAGCATTAATGACCGCTGGTGAGGCTCTTGACCGTGACAATGTAGCAGGGTTCAATTGTAGCTACATGGCTATTGATCACCCTCGCGCCTTTGACGAGATGATGTATATTCTCATGTGTGGTACTGGCGCTGGTTTCTCAGTTGAACGACAGTACGTAGCTAAGTTGCCTGAGGTTGCTGAAGATATGCACCCTACTGACACCTGTATCCACGTAGCCGATAGTAAGATTGGGTGGGCTAAGAGCTTCCGTGAGCTGATCAGTCTGCTGTACTCAGGCCAAGTACCTACGTGGGACGTTAGTAAGGTACGAGCAGCGGGTGAGCCTTTGAATACCTTTGGTGGTCGTGCGTCAGGCCCAGAGCCTTTAGTTGATTTGTTTAAGTTTGCAGTAAGCTTATTCAAGGGAGCTAAGGGCCGTAAGTTGAGTAGTATTGAGGCTCATGACCTATGTTGTAAGATAGCACAGATTGTAGTCGTTGGTGGTGTACGTAGATCAGCATTGATTAGCTTAAGTAACTTAACGGATGATCGTATTCGCCGTAGTAAGCATGGTAACTGGTGGGAAACTGAACCACAACGGGGATTAGCCAATAACTCAGCTTGTTATACTGAAAAGCCTGACTTTGAAGCCTTTATGAGTGAGTGGAGTAGCCTGTATGAGTCCCGAAGCGGTGAGCGTGGGTTCTTCAGTCGAGTAGCTAGTCAAAACCAAGCAGCTAAGAATGGACGTAGGGATGCTGGTCATGACTTCGGGACGAATCCGTGTTCGGAGATCATCTTACGCCCACAACAATTTTGTAATCTCAGCGAAGTAGTTGTACGTCATGATGATACCTTTGATACCCTTAAGAGCAAGGTACGTCTAGCATCTATCCTAGGGACGCTACAGGCTACGTTGACTGACTTCCGCTACCTACGTAAGAAGTGGCAGGATAATACCGCAGAAGAAGCTTTGTTGGGTGTGAGCCTTACAGGTATACTTGATAATAAACGAATGGCTACAGTAGGGCCAAAGTTAGCTGGAGAGCTTGAGGAACTTAAGAATGAAGCAGTTAGAGTTAATAAAGACTGGGCCAAAAGATTGGGTATCAATCAGTCTACAGCCATTACGTGCGTTAAGCCGTCAGGTACAGTCTCACAATTGGTCAACAGCGCCAGTGGAATCCATGGTCGGTTTGCTGACTATTATATTCGCAGGGTTCGTGCTGACAGTCGTGATCCCCTATGTACAGTCTTAGAGGCCGCAGGAGTCCCTGTAGAGGACGATGTGACCTCAAGCAGTACTAAGGTATTCAGTTTCCCTCAAAAGGCTCCTAAGGGCTCTACAATAGCTTCTAAGCAGTCTGGTATGGAACAGTTGCACCTTTGGGATATGTATCAACGTCATTGGTGTGAACATAAACCATCCATTACGGTTTACTATAAGGATAATGACTTTCTTGAGATTGGTAACTGGCTATTTAACAACTTTGATGAAGCATCAGGATTGAGCTTCTTACCGTTTAGTGAGCATACGTATCAACAGGCACCTTATGAAGAGATTGATAAGGCTACCTATGATGCTATGCTTAAGGTTACACCTACTGAGGTGAACTGGGATATTGTTGAAGCAAGTGACTTGACAGAAGGAGCACAGACTCTGGCTTGTACTGGAGGTGCTTGCGAGATTTAGCAGACAAACAAAAGGCCCCAAGGTGTGAACCAAGGGGCCTTTTTTGTGCTTAAGATTTAGATCCAATCAGAGAATAGACTTTCAATGAAACCTTTCTCCTTAGGCCTACCTGTCGGCTTCCATTGCTCCTCCTTTGTGGCCAAGAGGTCTTCACCAGCCTTACGTATATTAGAGTAAGCTTGTTCCTTCTCACGATAGAAGTCAGAGGTGTTATCATTAGGAGTACCTTGGAAAGCCTGAGCGTCCCCTAAGAATGCCTCCTGAAGATGATCACCTCCTTTAGAAACATCATCCATCAACTCAGTAAAGAACTCCCTATCAGCCTTAGAAGTCTTCAGTGTCTGAAGTTCACTATAAGCATCTTGACCATACTTAGCCACAAACGCTTCAGGGTCTGAGTCAGCATGTTGTTGAATCTTATCTAAAGCTTTATGTGTAAACTCATGATTCCATACCTCAGGTCTTGCAAAACCTCCTGTGGCCATGACGTTACCAGCATCTGCCCTGAGTGAGTCATCGAGACTAAAGCCCTGACTGAGTAGACCTGAGTACCTTTGACGCCTATCCATACTCTCAGGAACATAGACACCTTGCTCCTTGCCTCCTGAGAGCATACCAATACCTTTAGCCTGCTTAGGATCATAACCTAAACGAGCTAATGGATTCCAAGACAACTGTTTGTCTAAGTCACTACGGAACTCAAGGTCTCCAAAGGCCTCCGAAGAGGCTGGCGGGTTACTGAAGTAAGACCGAGGGCCTGTCCAACCAGTAGGTGTCCAAGGCATTATCTAGTCTCCTGATCTTCTACAGGTAAGTTAGAGCCTGTGACCTTAGCACCTAAGTACGCACCGCGCCCACTTACTTCCGCTAAGACAGCTAAGAACTCTTTACCTTCTTTATTGATGGTAGCCTTTCCGTCTTTAAAGTCAATGGCCTTACCTAGTGCATCTAAAGTGTCCTTAGATAAGATAAAACGCATTAGTTGTTGATCTTTAATGTTCTGGAACTGCCGCGTACCTGCCATGGATGATAGGATGGTTATTTTCTGCCACGCACTTATAAAAGGCCTACGCCACATAGCTGTGACATTAGAAAGACCAAAACCTACCGTCTGCTTACCTGCCTCTTTATCCCTGACCTTAAGAGCTTGTTTTAAACGTGGTAACTCCAGCTCAGCCATAGAGTCACCTATGATAGCTAGGGCCTCTAAACCCTTAAAGTAAGAACGTCCGAATACCTTAACATAAGCTTCACGGTGTTTGGGGTCATTAATGAACTCCTGTATCGTTATATCCCGTAGGTTAGCCTGTGACATGGCCTTATTTATCATTGACTGTCGCACCCCGTCCATAACAGCCGTTTGGTTATTAGAGGACATAGCCGCTATACCTGCCAGATGTTTTTCACGCTTACCAGCATCATTAAGCATCTCACCAACAACCTTATCAGTGCTTGTACCTAAAGACTCAAAGAGGAAGTCCGTTTGGTGACGAGATGCTAACTCCCTTTCAACACCTACAGCAGCCAGTTCTTCTTGCATGCCTTTTACTAAGCGAGAAGTATCTCTGACCTCATCCTCAAGCCCGTCCACCATGCCCAAAAGAAGGCGGTTATCTGCTTTATCCAGCCAGCGTTCTACAGCCTTGGGTTGTATAATACCGTTCTTAAACATGATATCATTAAGACCAATCAAGATACTATGGCGCAATATAGAAGGGCCTTCATCGCCAGCGACAGCTAGAAGCTGTTGAGCAATTTCTGGTTTCATTACTTTCTTAACTACGGACTGGCTGAACTTAGAGCGTGAAATGCTCGCTACACCTTCAGCAGAGTAAGGCACACCGATGTTCTCTAAATACTTTAGATCGGCAGCGCCATACAGTTTATGAAAGTCAGCATCTGTTTCCTCAAGCAGTTGTTTAAATCCTTTATTGAGATCCTTCAGTGTTTCGCGTTGACTGCTATCTAGATTACCCCGTAAAAGGCGGTTGATTTCTCTTTTGAAACTATCAATCTGAGGTACAGACAAAGGCTCAAAGGGCGCATCTTTCTTAAGAGGCTTTAGGTCGTTAATCAAAACAGAGAGGCGAGTAGACGCTCCAAACATTTCATCTAAACGTAAGTTTTTATTCAGATTGAATAGCATCTCAGTAGCTTCAGGGGGAAACTCCAGACCCGCGTCCTCTGCATCTTTTAATATCTTATCATACTCCATAGATAGCTGCTTACGAGCTAGACCTTCCTGTGCCTTTATTAGGTTCTCTATTTGACGACCACTCTCTACAGAATCACCTTTCTCATTAAGACGATCCGATGTTTCTGCTATACGATCCTCAATACTATATTGTTGATCTTCTAGTTGATCCTCAACCAACTTCTGCTGCGCACCGATACGTTTTTTTTCATCAGTGATTGCTTTCGCCTGCTTACGTGCTTGTGTTGCGGGATTACCTCCAAACTTAGAGGTATATGACTTAAGAACATTATTATATTCTGTAATAGCGGAGTTAACTGACTCACGAAACCCTGTGTTTGACCTATAAAAAGACTCGAAATCTCTATTGAGTTGATCATTAGCTACCAGTGGAGCTAAGCGAGCAATCTGTAAATCAGGCACACCTAAACGTGCTGCCATACGCTGTGCTTTCTCTATCGTACGTATAAGATCGGGCTGTGAGTTTAACATATCAACCCTGAGGTTCTCATGCCCTACCTCAACAACGTCCTTTATAAACTCATCACGGTTAGCTATGCGATTACGTAAGCCAGCCATGGCTCCACCTGCTTTCTTAGCTGTGTAGGCAATAGGCGCTTGTGTTAAACCTGTCACGGTGCCTGTTAGGAGACCCACACCTACGCCTATCGCTTGTTGGCCTGTCTCACCCACATCAAACTGTTGTGCTGTCTTTACAGCCTGTTCACCAGCAACAGAAGCTGTGTAGGAAGGGAATAGCGAGGCAACACCTACCTTAACTACACCTTTAAGAGTACCCGCACCTACGTAGGTCAAAGGATCACCTAGTTGGCCCACTGTAGCTGCAGCAGCCCTAGCGTGGGGTGTCTTTAGACCTCCGATGGGTCTATACTGCTGACCTACAGATTCAGCTAGGAACTGTCTATCCAGCTCAGCCGCCTTAGGATCTTTGAAGCTATGAAACCAAGGTAGGCTGGTGTTTAGTATACTTTCATCAGTACGTAAAGCACGTACAAGGTCATCAGGAGCGAAGAAGTCTATGAAGTTGAGCAAGGCGTCTTGTTTACCTGAGGCACTAATCGAAGGGTCTTCTTTCTCTATAGGTGCTACATCTTCTAGTTGTTTGTTACGTGTGGTTAAAGCGGTTTCATCGAAAGAATCTTCAACCCGTACTGGTGCTGTGTCATCCTGCTCAATGCGTGTTGTTAACTTAGTCTCGTCAAAAGCCATTGGTATATCCTAAAGTATTTATAGTTTCAAGAAGTGACCAGCTACTACAGTGAACACCTCGCCTTCCTCATTATCTTGTACGGAACCCTCAGGGTAAGCTTCATGGTCTTTCACTTTACCCATTACACTGGCTGAAGGAAAGAAACTAAGTAACTGTGATTGTAGTTGAGAAGGGTCTTCAACAGAACTAAGGGTACGCCTATACTCACGAGATACTACTCTAGCTGTATTGCGTGTAGCCCCTCGCTCACCTGCTTTAATAATTTTCTCTAACTGAGTGATCGTTTCAGGTGAAAGTGTACCTAATGTTCCTGTTGTCAGACCGTCCATTAAGCCACCTAAGAATGTGTTTGCATCCTTAAGGGCAGCGATCTCTGTTACAGCCTTAGAATCGCCATTGAATATCTCTGAAGCTGTTCGTATTAAGAGCGGAATACTCTTAACCTGCCCACTCTTTACGTTAGCTAAGGCTTCTTGGGCCAATGTGACTTTAGAGAAGATAGTATCACTTTTCTGAATCACCTGTGAACTAGCCATAGTATCATAAGAGGCTCTTGCAATCTGTAAGGGCGTGTCAACAACAACAGTTTTGTCAGTTGTACGTTGGATCGGCCTATTAAGGGGAACCACACCGTCAGCAGTTAGTTCAAACAGGTTACCATCATTATCCTCACCGACTCGTATTTCTTCCCCCTCACCGTCCACCGCCCAGTAGGTTTTAGTGAATACCTTATCCGTGTCACTATCCGTATCCGCTACCATTTTTACAGCCGCTAAAATAGCTGCAGGGTTACCCGCTTCCACAAGGTCAGCTAGTCTACCGTTGTCCTTACGTATACTATCAGCAAGTTCTTTGTTAGCTTCCTTTTCAATGTTTGAAGCAAGTGCCGCTTCTTCCTCTCCCATGATACGTGCTTCAGCCTCAGCCCTTGATGTTAGGTCATCCTCTAACTTCTGTTGTGCTTTGAGGTCTAGAGCGGCTTGCTTTTGTGCTTGTGTTGTGGCATATTTAGTGGCTTCGAGGGCTAGAGCAGTCTTTGAAGCCTTCTCATCAGCAAGCTTCTTAGCTTCAGCAGCTTGTTGTTCGTTAACCCTTTCATTTAAGTCCTGTGCATACGCAGGGTAGATAGGTGCTATCTTATTAATAAAAGCTCTCTTCTCAGCTATAGTACCGCTGGAGACTGCTAAGGCTTCTTGCTGCAGGGCTTTCTGTGCTGCCTGTGTTGCCCTAATCTCTGCCAACTGTTGATCCTGACCACCGCCCACAGCACCACTTAAGGCCCTGCCAAGGGAAGAACCAAGTAAGCTGAATGCACGAGCCTTAGCTGGTGTACGTGAGCCTTGAGCAGCCTGAGCCATAAGCTGCTGTTGTAAGTTAGTAGCTCGTGTGTTACGTTGTTGTAATAGGTCTTCTACTGAAGGCCCTTGAGTAAATAATCCTGCTTGTTGAGTAGCCATTATGAGAACCAACCTCCCTTACCAAAACCTTGTGATAACCAATTACTACCTGCGTCAGTACCTAAGAACGCTGATGCTAGACCAGTACCTGCGTCCCACCAAGGACTCTCTGTTTCACCACCACGCTCAAATGTCCTATCTTGTAAGTCTGCACCACGTAAGGCCAACTCATAGTTCTGACGTAGAGCCTCAAGACCTGTAAGGTTACCAAACAGTTGCTGTTGTGCTCCTTGGTTAGCTCCCCATTGTGATAAGTCTAAACCAGCACGTTGCATGGACTCACCAAAGGCATCAGTAGATGACCGAGCAGCTAAGTCTGCCAGAGCTTGTGATTGTGCCTGACCAAGACCAAAGACATCTGGTTGTACCATACCTGAGCCAGCACCAGCGCCTTCACCTGCCAGACGTAGACCTAGGCGACCTGAGCCAAACATACCCTCTTGTAACTGAGCGCGTTGTTGAGCAAAAGCAGGCTGCAGTAAAGCTAAACGTTGGTCAAAGAGTTCCTGAGAACGTTGTGCAGGATCAAAGTTATAATTAAACTCCTCAGGCTCACCCAACATACCTTCAGCCCTACCCATGAGGTCAGAGCC